TTGTGTAATCATCTGGAAAAAATGCACTTGCTTTCCATGCAATGTCACAACGAGTAACTTGATAAACCACTTCTGTCAACCAGTATTCATCTGGAATCATTGCCATGGCCTCTTCAAGGCGTGCCCTATCTCCTGCTGGTAACTGTGCTCCAGCGTTATAACCTAAATGAAATCTAATTTTAGACTTATAGAAATCATCAACTTGCATTATCCTAAACCTCCTAATGGATTCTGACTTACCGTTTGTGCTACTAAATCTTGTATATACAAAGCCTGATCTTCTGTGAGATTGCCTGTTTGAAGAGCAGCATATGCCTCAGCTGCAGGCCCTGGCCCTGATGTGGCGGCGTTCACTCCTGCACCAGCAGCAAGACCTGAAATCATTGACCCAAAAATAGGTAAGCGCATACCGGCTAGCCTAGTAGTTCTAGGCCTTTGAACAGGAGTATATCCCCGCGTTGCCATATAGGAATCTGGCAAACGATTCATTAAACTCCTTACTCCTTGTAACCCTTGTTGTGCACCTGAAGCTGCGACGTATCCTGCAGTGCCTCCTCCAGCTGCAGCAGCAAGTGCCTGAAGCTGGGCTAGCTTCTCCTCATCTGCTATTTTCTGCCTAAGTACATCTTCAATAGTCATAGCTTCCTACCTTTTACTGTTTAGACAGCAATACTATTGTTATTGTAACTAATTAAAGGGATGTGATTAACCAATAAAGATCAGGTCATCCTTTATGAATTGATCCCAGTTTACTCTAGGAATATTCTCAAGTTGCTTTAAATTATTAAAACGTTCACCTGATAGCGACATGCGTAACTCTACAATCCTTTTAGCAGTTGCATAACCAACACCTGGCAGTCTCTTTTGAATCTGCTCAGCTGTAGCAGCATTCATGTTTAACCGGAATTCATCTAAAGGAATAATTCTTTTTGGAGGCTGTTCTTCCTCAGGCGGTTTAATTTGTGGTGACGCTATTTTCGTTAATCTCCCTTTCTCTGGACTATAGGGAATCAGTCGTTCAAGACTTACATATGTGATAGCACCACCCGAATCACGTACAGCAGCAAAGTCTTTATCATGCTTCCCAATAAACTCTACTAGTTTACCTGTCTTTGAATCCTGGAAAAGATCTGTTGACTCTTCAGTCATATTAATCAACCTATTACTAGTAACATTATAAGCATAAAAAAGGCACCCTGTAGAGAGTGCCTATTCTAGTTTTTTAACTATTTATCATGAAGAACCAGCTTCAGTGATAAAGGTCAAATTAACATCATCCAGACCAGGGGCTGAATGAGGTAAGAAATAACCAATTTCAACAATAACCACAGAATGGTTAGCTGCATCATCACCTTTAGTAAGGTCGTTAACTGTTACTTTAGCTGTAATTGCAGTTTCGGCACCTAAGACACTACCTAAGGAATTTTCAAAATCAAATGCACTAGTTGCGCCGCCAGTGAAAGCACCGCCATTTGCAACAGTAGCAGAGGTATGTGTACATGTCACACCTGCTGGCAGGGCTACGCCGCCATTACCAGTTGTAGGAGACACGGAAGAAGCAAGAGCGTTGGTTCCAGTGTATGCTTTGCAATTTACAACCCTAATTGCAGATTTATAAATCAAAGCACCTTCGGGTACAACCATAGTCTTATCTAGACGAGGCTTATCATCCTGACGAAGATCAGGTGAAGGTACCTTAAGGGTTAACACATCATTAATTGCGTTATTTCCAGTGATGTAAGCTACACCAATTACGGAGTAGAAATCAACACCAGGGAGGGCCTCGACGCCTTGTGCCTTATAGGCATTCAGTCGGGCTACATAGTTACCGGGAAAAATAATAGACATATCAGTTACCTCCTATTAAGACGACACAACGTCTGTAAGTGAATAAGCAACCGTAATGAAGTCCTTATTAAGGATTTCAAAACCAGCAAACAAGGACCAGATCATGATAATGAAACGACTAAAGTCATCGTTGTTATTAAGAAGAATCTGAGCGTTGTTGCCACCAATGCCTACACCTACAGCCTGTGGGCCGAAGAAGATCATCGGAGCAGCTACATAATCAGCAAGGGTACCGCCGATTGTTGCGTTAGCGTCCTTTTCAGGCAGGTTTGTCGATTCAAACCAACGAACACCCTCGAAAAGAAATCCGGTAGGCATCACTGGCTGACCAGCAACGAAACCGGCTTGACCATAAGCAGGTCCCATGCCTTGGAAGAAGTTAGCGTTAGGCGCCTGTCCAGGAGCCATTGCGTTACCCATTCCAGTACCGGGATAACGTGCAATCTCTCTGAAATCATCGTCCTGACGGAGATGCATAATTGCAGTTGGATCACAAATACAACGGTAATAACCATCAGCAAATGTAGGAACATTGCGCTTACGCATGTCCTTAACAACTTCTAGTAAATCGGTTTTAACAGAAAACTTAGCTGTTGCAGCGGTGTAAGTCAGTGAGCCACGAGCGAGGCCGCCTGGGTAGTAATAACCGCCTTGAGTAGCACTTGCTTCGCTAGCGTCATCACCTTTCATCAGTTCGTCTGCGAAGACGCGATCACGCCAACGGCGGTAATCATCAAGTAAGGTTAAGCTACCGATTGACTGGTGAAAAACGTTGAGGTTTCCAGTGTCAAGCAGCAGTCGCTGTGCAGTGATGAGGGTTTCACGAGCAACCTTAAAGGTTGAAGGCTGGTCAACATCTTTTGTATCGGCAGGACCAGTGTATTCACGTAACGTGACCAACACTTTGTCTTTGACGATATTGCGAGCGCTTGCTGTACCAAGAGTTTGATCAGCAGTCCTCTCGCGTGAGTCCTTAGTGCCAGGGGCTCCCCAGAAGCGGTAACGATCAAGCTGCACGGTTTGGCCGGGCTGCTTAGAGAAATCATGTACAACTACTGGCTCTACTGCCATCTCAATGATGTAAGCAGGATGGGGCCTGTAAAGTTCTGCACCAAGGAGCTTCGGAAAATCATTATCAATCCACATAGGATTTAATGCTCCATATAGCTACAAGGTTTACAATGCGGTATATTATTGACCACATAAGTAAATGATACTACTTATAATCAAGTCATAGTTTAGTTTCCCGAATATTCATGGGACAGTTTATTGAAACATCTGAATGGAGACCTATTCATACTTTGCCTGGCTTTGAGTGTTGTATTGAGTATTATGTCAACCGATACGGAGATATTAAAAGTACAAAAGGAAATAAGGATCGCCTGCTTAAACATAAGCTACATAAAGCTGGATATCCTATGGTTACTCTAACTCAGAGAATCGGCAGAAAATCACCTAAATATGTTTGTGTTCATTCGTTAGTGGCCTTAGCTTTTTTACCAGCTCCTCCTACACCTTATGGAACGGCTAAAGGCTGTACACATATACGACATATAGATCAAGATAATGCTAACTGCCATTTAACTAATCTTGAATGGTCTTCACCAGTGTTAAAGTAAAATCATTTAGAATAAATATAAAGTATTTTAATAACAATGGCTGATTCTCTCCGTTTAAGAAACTATAGCTCACTTATCGGTCAATCAGGTAATGAGATGAAGCTTGTCTCAGGTAGAGGAGGTAATAAAACTCATAAATGGTGGGGAAGAGGCCCTGTCCGTAGTGTTGATTTCAATGTATCACTAAGTAATGGACATATTGTTGTACTTAAGATTGCTTGCGGAAGTAATTGTGAAGTGACCATTGAACATGATGGAGATGGTAACTTTGCTTTCCATCGTGCAAACGATATTGAACGTATCGGTGTATTTAATATCGAAACCGGAAATTTAATTACAGACTACATAATCTCTAAACGAACAAAAAAGGTTCATCCAGTTACTGTAAGTGCACTGCCTGAAAATCCTAAGATTGGAAGTGTCCTAATCAGTGGGTTAACTAAAGTCTCGATGGATTCCCCTTCCTCTCTTTATTCATTCACTACTACTGGAAACGCTACAGACTTATCACCTACTTTTACTGTTACAGATAAAAAGGCTACGATTAAAGATAATCTAATCACCTTCTCTGCTGCTGGTTCTTATACGGTAACAGTAAGTTTATCTTCAGAATCTGCAAGCGATTCACCTACAACGGGTACTCTTAATGTAACTGTAACTAAGGCAACTGTCAAAAAAGCTGTTAAAGAAGCAGATTAAGTATACAGTCTTGGTAAATATGCTTTTTGATCTTCAGTCATCTCATCTTTCAATACGATGTTGCTACCAATTACACACTTGACATTATAAGGTATCCTTTTAGTTGTTCTAGCGTGGAAACCTATATAGAAACTATCATTAAGAGCAAGGAACATCTTATCGTATGGATGCTCTTCTTTTATACTGCTGTACAAAGTAACATCAAGCCAATTGTCAATATAATGATTACTTGTTT